GCATTGCCTCTCTCCGGCGAAAATTCTTAATTTGAACCCCCAAAACAGGCAGAAAGGAGTGAATTCCGATGAGAAAAGCAGATTGGAAGCGTCAAATCATCGAAAAATGCAAAAATGTCGGAACATATCGCTCGGATTTTCTGCCGGCGATCATCACGTTGTCTGCGATCCTGGAAGAACGGGATCGCGTTTACAAACAGTATGTCGCAGAAGGAGCGCAACCGGTCATCGATCGGACATCCGATCGCGGCGCTGTGAACAAATCAAAGAATCCTCTGCTCGCGACCTGGCAGGATCTTAACAAAGACGCGCTCAGCTATTGGAGAGATCTCGGCCTCACTCCGGCTGGCTTGAAGAAAATCGGAGATGATTCGATGAAGTCTCAGAAGACGAGCGCTCTCGCGGAGGCGCTGCGTGGCCTCGAATAGTTACAAACAGGACTGCATCCAATACGCGAGGGATGTTGTCGCTGGAAAGATCAAAGCCGGAGGCAATGTCAGGGAATGTAAGAGATTTCTAAACGACCTGAAGAGGGACGATATTGAGTTAAGATCCAGGGATCCGGATCTCGTGATCAACATCATCCGGAAGATCATGGTCCACAAACAAGGTGAGACGCTGGATGGCCTGCCTTTGATGAACACACCTGTCCTGCTTCAGCCGTGGCAGGTGTTTGTCGTTTATAACCTTGTCGGATGGTATCGCAAGGGAACAAACATCCGGAGGTATAAGGAGGCATACATTTATGTCCCGCGAAAGAATGGAAAAACGATGTTCATGGCATGCCTCGCATTTGGTCTCGGAGTGCTTGAGAGGAAGTCAGGATCTCAGATTTATATCACTGCGGCTGCGCTGAAGCAGTCGCTGGAGTCATTCAATGACATTCTCTACACGTTCCGATACAAAGGGATCGATCAGGAGGAAGGCTGCCGGATCCACGACAACAACATTGAGCACTCGATCGAGCTGACATTCCCGGACGAGACAGGGAAGACAACCGGATCGCTGAAGATCACAGCGGTCGCTGCGAATCCGGATGCTCAGGACTCGTTCAACTGCAACATCGCGATCGCAGATGAGATCCATGCGTTCCGGAAGGCAGCGCAGTACAACCGATTCAAAGAAGCAATGAAGTCCTACACGAACAAGCTGATGATCGGTATAACCACAGCCGGCGACAACGTGAACTCGTTCGGCTATCAGCGACTCGAGTATGCGGAGAAGATCCTCGATGGTCTTGTGGAAGACGACACGCTCTTCTGCTTTGTCTCTCATGCTGACAAATCCGACACCGGCGAGGTCGACTTCACGAATCCGGAACAGCATGAAAAAGCAAATCCGTCCTATGGAGTGACCATCCGGCCGGATGACATGATGAATGACGCGATGCAGGCGCTCAACGATCCACAGCAGAGAAAAGACTTCCTCAGCCGGTCGCTGAACGTTTACACCAGCGCGATGAGAGCTTGGTTCAACATCGACGAATTCAAGAAGTCAGACAGCCAGTACAACTGGACGCTGGAGGAACTGGCGAAGATGCCGATTAAGTGGTTCGGCGGAGCGGACCTGTCCAGAATGTATGACCTGACAGCTGCGTGTCTTTACGGTCACTACGACAAGGAAGATGTCGACATCGTGATCACGCATGCATTCTTCCCGGTCGTGATGGCTGCACGCAAAGCAGAGGAAGATCAGATTCCGCTCTTCGGATGGGCCGATGACGGGTGGCTGACAATGTGCAACGGACCGACGATCAACGCAGCGGATGTGGTTGCCTGGTTTGAGGATATGCGGAAGCGTGGCTTCAAGATCGCGCAGATCGGGCATGACCGGAAGTTTGCGCGAGAGTATTACATGGCAATGAAGGCAGCGAGATTCAACGTAATTGATCAGCCTCAGTATTTCTACGTAAAAAGCGAAGGATTCAGACATATCGAAAAGGCGGCAAAGGATGGCCGTCTTTATTATTTGCACTCAGAAGCTTACGAGTATTGCGTTTCAAACGTCCATGCGATTGAGAAGACAGACGACATGGTTCAATACGAGAAAATCAATCCGACCGCGAGGATGGACCTGTTTGATGCGTCCGTGTTTGCGGCCGTGCGTTATCTCGACAACATGGAAAACCAGAAGAAAGCGAGGGAATGGTGGGGAACATCATGAGCAAGAGAAGAAAAAGGCAGAAGAGAAGTGATGTAGTCTCTGCCAACACGGTGAACGGACTCACTTCGAAGGCGCTGGTTCAGTTTCTGATCGGAGGAAGCGACGGAATCTGTCCGACCGGTTACACGCGACTCGATCAGATCCCGGCGATCGTTGCCGGTTATCACAGAATCGCGGAACTAGCCGCATCTCTGACGATCCATCTGATGGAAAACACAGAAGACGGAGATGTTCGGATCCAGAACGAGCTGAGCCGGAAGATAGACATTGAGCCAGCGAAGTACATGACAAGATCAACATGGATGGAGTTCATCCTGATGAATCTGTTCCTCTACGGAAAAGGAAACAGCATCGTCAGAGTGAAGACGCGAGCAGGAATCTTGCAGGATCTGCAGCCGATCCCAGCGAGCCGTGTGCAGCTGATCCCGGATGCGACCGGATACGAATACAAGATCAACATTGACGGAGTCTCATACGATCCGGATGACCTCCTGCATTTCGTCTACAACCCGGACAAGGACTATCCCTGGAAGGGCCGAGGAATGACCGTGGTCCTGAAGGATCTCGCCGAGAATCTTCGCCAGGCTGCCGCGACCGAAAAGGGCTTCATGCGGTCCGAGTGGAAGCCGAGCATCATTGTCAAAGTCGATGCGCTGACGGATGAGTTCGCAAGCCCTGAAGGAAGAAAGAAACTGCTGCAGGATTACATCTCGACAGGTGCAGCTGGGGAGCCGTGGATGGTCCCGGCTGGGCAGATCGACATCGAGCAGATCAGACCGCTCAGCCTCGCTGACCTAGCGATCAACGACACAGTCAAGATGGACACGCGAACAGTCGCGGCAATCATCGGAGTTCCTCCGTTCGTTCTCGGAGCCGGTGACTATAACCAGCAGGAATGGAACAACTTCATCGCGACAAAGCTGAGACCGCTGATGGTAAGCATCCAGCAGGAGATGACGCGGAAGCTGATCCTGAGTCCGAAGTGGTATCTGAAATTCAATATCCTCAGCCTCATGGATTACGACCTGCAGTCGATCGCAAATGTATTCACGACTCTGCAGGATCGCGGTGATGTGACGGGCAACGAGGTCAGAGATCGGATCGGACTCAGTCCGAAAGAAGGACTGGATGAGCTGAAGATCCTGGAGAACTATATTCCGGCAGACAAGAGCGGCGACCAGAAGAAGCTGGTCGGAAATTAACTAGGAGGTTAATTATGGAAAAACGTTATTTGCACATGCACGACATCAAAACAAGAAGCGCGGACGATGGCGAAAAGGTCATTGAAGGTTATTTCGCAGTATTCAACGAAGTCTATCGGGTCTGGGACGATGTTACCGAAAGCATCGCACCAGGAGCCTTCACAGATTCGCTGAACGGCGATATCCGCGCTCTTTATAACCACAACACTGATCAGATTCTTGGACGGACGAGTGCCGGTACTCTGACGCTCAAGCAGGACGAAAAGGGACTGTGGGGACAGATCAAGGTCAACGAGCGCGACACTGAAGCGGTCAACGTTTACGAGCGAATCGCACGTGGAGACATCTCCGGATGCTCTTTCGGATTCGACATCGAATCGGAAGAGGTCAGAGTGAACGACGATGGCTCTGTGCACTGGACGATCACAAAGGTCAATCCTCTGTACGAAGTAAGCCCGTGCGTCTTCCCTGCGTATGAGCAGACAAGCGTTGAAGCCCGTGGTAAGGAAGCGCGAGTGATCAGGAAACGTGAGCTTGAATCCTGGAAGATCAAGACTCTGGAAAAGCTGAAGAAAGGGGCAGACGAAAATGCTTAAAACACTTCTGCTGCGGAAGAAGCTCGACCAGCTGAAAAAGTCCCGCGAGGCAATGGAGCCGACACTTGAAGAACTCCGGAACAAGACCGCTGAGTTCAACACACGCGAGGCTGAACTGGAAGCTGCTGTCAACGAGATTGACGAGACAGTCACGAACGTAGAAAAGCAGGTGGTAACCGAAGAGGTCGATGCATTCCTTCAGGAGCGCAGCGAACATGAAGAGGAAGTGAAGAAAGCTGAAGAAGAAAAGGAAGATCTCGAACGTCAGATCAATGAGACTGAGGCTGAACTCGCTGAACTCGAAGCAAAGCAGGAAGACAAGCCTGCAGAAGAAAAACCGGAACCGGCTCCGGAAGATCAGCCGGAAGAAAGAAAGAAGGGTAAAGTCATGAACAGAAGAACAGCACGTATCTTTAAGAACCTCACAGCAGAACAGCGTTCTGCAATCCTTAACAGTGAATCTGTTAAGAACATGCTCAGCGAGTATCGTTCCGCGATCCGCGAAAAGCGTGCAATCACCAACGCAGGTCTCACAATCGCCGAGGAAGTTCTTCCTCTGCTCCGCGAGAACATTGCGAACTACTCCAAACTGTACGACCGTGTCACTGTCCAGCAGGTCAGCGGCGAAGCTCGTCAGCCGATCATGGGCACTTCTCCGGAAGCAATCTGGACAGAGTGCTGCCAGTACCTGAACGAGCTTGATCTGGTCTTCAATGACTGGACCGTGGACTGCTTCAAGGTTGGCGGTTACTTCGCGCTCTGCAAAGCAAACGTTGAAGATTCTGACATCGACCTGCTCGCTGCTATCGTTGAAGCACTCGGCCAGGCTCTTGGTAAAGCGCTCGATAAGGCTATCCTGTTCGGCCGCAACATTGCTGCGAACTCCAAGATGCCGCTCGGTGTCGTTTCCCGTATCCTGCAGACAGCTGCTCCGGCTGATTATCCGAGCACCGCACGTGCATGGGAAGATCTCCACACAACTCACGTCAAATCTATCGGAACCGCTCAGGCCCCGGTATCTGGAATCAATCTGATCAAGGGACTCGTTGCTGCTTCTGCAGTAGCTTCCACTGATTACAGCCGTGGCGACATGCTCTGGGCTATGAACGATAAGACTTACAAGTCCATCGTTGCGGAGTCCGTCGAAGTCAATGCAGCTGGCGCGATCGTTGCCGGCATCAACGGTCAGATGCCGGTCGTTGGCGGTGACATCGTTGTCTTCAACTTCATTCCGGACAATGTAATCGTCTTCGGTTACTTCGATCTCTATGTCCTTGCTGAGCGTGCTGGCCGTGAATTCGCACAGTCCGAGCATGTTCGTTTCATCCAGGATCAGATCGTTTACAAGGGAACTGCTCGCTATGACGGCGCTCCGGTTATCGCTGAAGCATTCGGTATCGCAACTCTCAACGGTGCGACTATCGCCGCAAACTCTGTAACATTCCCGCAGGACACTGCAAATCAGGGAGCTTAATCCATGACCTATAAGGTCGTGAAAGACTTCATCGACCTGAAGGACAGCGGATTCAGATACTCGGCCGGGGACACTTATCCTCGGCCGGGTTTTACTACAAGCGAAACACGTTTGCTGGAGCTGAGCACTGCGAGAAATCGCCGGGGAATCCCGCTGATTGAAAAGGTCGAGGAGCCGGTGAAGAAACCGGCGAGGAGGAAAGCGAAAAATGAGCGAGACAGTTTGGACTGATGAGATGCTCGTCAACATGCTGAAAGAGGATCTTGGAAGACGAAATCCTTCTGAAGCGACGCTGACCTACTTCAATATGCTGATCGCGACTGCAAAGAAGGAAATCGGCAGAGAGCGAGTGGCAATCCCTGAAGAAATCACAGATCCAGCAGACGTTCATCTTGTGGTGACATACGCTTCGTGGCTTTATCGAAAGCGTGCCGCAACTGATGAGGATTCACACATGCCTCGTTCACTTCGGTATCTGCTGAACAATCGAGCTTTCTCTAATCAGGAGGTGACGACTGATGCAGGCAATGATGGATGATGGAACTGTTGAATTCTTCAACTTGACGAACGTGGCTGAAGCCGGAGCGATGCCAGACGAACGACTCGCTTCTGCAGGGCCTGCCCAGGGATTCTCCGAAGTTACTTTCGGAGTGACTCGGCAGTATCTCGCAAAGGGGGTCGATGAACAGGTCGACATGGTCATTCAGATCTGGCCGGAGGCTGTTCGTCCCAAGATCGGGCAGATCGCCATTCTTACTGATTACGAATATCAGGAGAACGCAGATGGCGATCAATTCCGCATCGACGATGCGAGAAAGATCCAGGAGGATGAACTGGAGTTCTTCCAGCTGACGCTCCATAGATTGGAGGATAACTATGTTATATCTGGTGAATGACAAGCTGAGACTGATTCAGAATCTGCTTGTCAATGTGGCAGGGAATATTGTTTTCCATTACCGGAGACCAGCAAGCGCGAAACGCTTCGTCACCTGGCAGGAAGATGCTGAGGACAATCAGTTTTCCGCAAACAACAGATCGCAGGAGATCTGTCTCACAGGGACTATCGACCTGTTTACTCCTTTCGAATATGATCAGCTTGTTGACGACATTACGTCAGCGTTTGCTCAGGCAACACGTGCGAAGGCGCAGCTGACCATGGTCGATTATGAGGACGAAACGAATCTGATCCATCATCAGTGGACTTTCTGGGTGGTCTGATGGCCAAACTGGCAGTCGGAAACGGGCTCGACAAATACGTCGAGGAGCTGAACAAGCTTGCCATCAACACGAGTCAGGTGCTGGGCAAATCGATTTATGTCGGTGCTGACATCGTGGCAGATGAAGTCAGAAAGAACATCGAGAAGATCCCGGTGAGCAACTCTCCCAAAAGAGGAACTCAATCCGACCCAATCGACACGATCACTTCTGCACAAAAGACTGGTCTGCTCGATGGTTTTGGCATCGCACCGTTAAAAAATACTGACGGTATATCGAATGTAAAACTTGGCTTCAATGGATACAATTCACAGGTTTCTGATGTATCGAAAAGAAGAAAGTGGACGAACACAAGACAAGCGAATCAGATGATTGCCCGTGCAGTCGAGGGTGGCACATCGTTTCGAAAAAAGCATCCGTTTGTTGCTCCGGCAGTCCGGGCAACACGGAAAAAAGCCGAGGCCGCTATGGCCGAGCAGCTCGATAAGGAAATCAAGGCTGCAATGAAATGAAAGGAAGGCATTTGAAAAATGGATGTTACATTCACACAGGCCGGTAAGGTAGCGACCGGCTTTTCTTTTCCGTATGTAGCAAAATACGCAGCGAATGAGGGAGTGATCACTTTCTCGGACGCAATGGAGCTTGCGCGTGGTGTTTCCGTGAACGTCTCTCCGACAACCTCGGACGCGAATAAGTTTTACGCAAACAACCAGGAAGCAGAATCCGGACCGAACCGTTTCACAGGCGGAACCGCGACGCTGACCGTTGATGGTCTTCTCGTGGCTGCTGAACGTTTCGTCATGGGACTCCCGGCAGCGGGAGAAGATGGCTGGACCGCTTATGGCGATTCTGCGCAGACTCCGTATGTCGCGATTGGTTACATCGCACGCTTCATGTCCGGTGGACAGGAAAGCTTCACTCCGACGATTCTGGTCAAGACAAAATTCCAGCAGATCAATTCTGAGTATGCGACTCAGGAAGAAGAGATCGACTGGCAGACTCAGGAACTCACTGCAGATCTGTTCCGTGGTGACGATCTGAATCACAGCTGGAAGTATCTTGGCGCTGATTATGCTACAGAGGCAGAAGCACTCGCCGCTCTGAGAACCAAGCTCGGAGTACAGTAATCATCAAACAAAAGGAGAGAGAAAAATGATCATTCGAGGGAAAGAGCGTGGATTTGAGTTGAACGTTCAGAGCCATGCCGAAATTGAGAAGCTCTGCGAAAACGAAAATTTCAACAACTTCATGAAGATCTTCGATGGCAAGACACAGAGAGAAAATATTCAGATGGACATGCGGATCGCCTGCATCATGAATAAAGGATATGAGGACAGAAAAGCATATGAAGATCCGAATTATACTCCAGTCTATCTGACGATGGAAGACATGCGGTTCATGAAGATTGTGGATGTCCAGAAACTCGAGAAGGAGCTGATCAAGGCTATTGCTGCCGGCAACGAGACCACTGTTGAAGGTGAGCCTCCGGAGGCAGGAAAAGCAGCAGGAAAAAAAACAGAGGAAGACGACAAGTCCGAATCAAATTGAATCTTTCGTGGATGCTCTTCTACGGAAGAATGCTAAACATGAGCAGGCAGGAGATCATGGTCACTCGTTATGGCGAGATGATAGACATGATCACCTGCCTTCAAATTGAAAAAGGAGAGCTTGTGCCTGTTCAGAAAAAGGTCAAAAAGACCTGGACGTATGAGGAGGCCATGGCTCTGGAATAAAAACGAGAGGAGCGTGAATCATGGCGGTCAATATCGGTCCGAAGATCGGCATAGATGGGGAAGCCGAATATAGAAAGCAGCTCAATAACATCATCGAGCAGCAGAAGACACTCCGCTCGGAGATGAAACTCGCGGCTGCTGAATTCAACAATGACGCAGACGCGAAGAAGAAAAACGCGAAGGAGACCGAGCTGCTGAACAAGCAGATTGATCTTCAGAAGACAAGGCTGAAAGAACTGGAAAAGGGCCTTGAGGAATCAAAAAAGAAATACGGCGAGAACAGTAACGAGACACTGAAGTGGCAGCAGGCTGTCAATAATGCTCAGGCTGAGCTTGCTGATCTGCAAGCAGAACTGCAGAAAACTTCAGGACCATCTGGCCTTGGAGGACTTGGCAAGGCTCTTCAGGAGGCCGGTGGGAAGCTTGAGGAAATCGGCGGCAAGATCACGCAGGTCGGCGAAGGACTGACAAAGTCGGTCACTGATCCGATTGTGAAATTCGGAAATGCTGCGCTGGATGCATTCGCTGAAGTCGACAAGGGAGCGGACGCGATTGTCCGGAAGACGGGAGCAACCGGTGAACAGCTGGAAGCGATGCAGACTTCGATGGAGAATCTCGCAACTTCGATGCCGACGACTTTCGAAGAGGCAGGCAATGCGATTGGTGAGGTTAACACGCGCTTTGGGGTTACCGGTGAACAGCTGGAGACACTGAGCGGTCAGTTCATTAAATTCGCGCAGCTGAACGGCACTGACGTCTCCGGATCCATCGATAAGGTGCAGACAGTCATGTCAGCATTCAATCTTGACGTTGAAGATGCCGGAGCTGTGCTGGACACACTGAACAAGGTTGCTCAGGACACCGGAATCAACGTCGACACGCTGGCATCAGGTCTTGTGACGAACGGTGCGGCACTTCGAGGATTAAATCTTGATGCAGCGCAGTCTGCGGTCCTTCTTGGACAGCTTGAAAAGTCCGGTATCGATACATCCGCCGTGATGACCGGTCTTTCCAAAGTACAGGCGACAGCATTCAAAGATGGAATCAGCATGTCTGATGCGCTGGCCACAGCGGTCAGCTCGTCCGGAGATGCAGTCGAGATCTTCGGAGCCAAGGCAGGTCCGAAGCTTTATGAAGCATTCCAGTCCGGAATTCTGAGCATGGACATGTTCACCGGATCTGCCGTCTCGCTTCAGGACAACATTGGCAGCGTGAGCGAAACATTCGACGCGACACTGGATCCAATGGATCAGTGGTCACTGACTATGAATCAACTTATGCTTTCAGGCGCTGAGCTTGGAAACGCAATCGGTCCGGTTCTTGTCCCGATGATTCAGGGCTTGGCTGAAGCGGCAAAGAGTGCCGGCGAATGGTTTGGCAGCCTTGATGAAGGCCAGCAGAAGACCATCGTCACGATCGGCGGACTGGTCGCCGCGATTGGCCCGGTTGTAACCATCATCGGCGGTGTTGTTTCCACCATCGGTGCAGTTACATCCGCGATCGGTGGTGTTCTTCCGGTGATTGGCACCGTGATCGGTGTTCTCGGCGGTCCGCTGACAATCGCGATCGGTGCAGTCATCGCGGCCGGTGTTCTCATGGCGACGCATTGGGAAGAAGTCAAAGCCATTGCGGCATCCTTCGCGGATACAGTTGCGGAAAAATGGGAAATGATTAAAAGCAAAACGGGGGAGATTTTCGGAAACATCGCGAGCACGGTTGAGGAAAAAATCAATGCCGCGCGGGATTTCATCAAAAATGGTTTGGATAACATCAAAGGTTTCTTTGATGGTTTGAAACTGGAATTCCCGCACATCAAATTGCCGCATTTTTCCATATCCGGCGAATTGTCTTTGAATCCTCCGAGCATTCCGCATATTTCCGTTGAATGGTACAAAAAAGCATACGCAAACGCGATCCAGTTTAATTCCCCCACCGTGTTAGGCACACCGGGCGGATTAAAGGGTTTCGGAGACGGTAACGGCGCGGAAATCGTGATTGGCAGGAATACATTGCTTAATACATTTACCGAGGCCGTACAGCGCGCAAACGGCGCCAATAACAGCATTGTTGTGAATGTCTATGCATCCGATGGCATGGACGTTGAAGAACTGGCGGATGAGGTTGCAAAGCGCATCAATGACAGCATCACAGAGATGCAGGAGGTGTATGCATGACGAGAGTCATTCCGGTGTGGGACTATTTCATTTTTGCCGGTAAATCTTCGCTCGAATTTCGGGTGAGGGTTTCCGGCAACGGCACCCACAACATCCCCGAACGCATCATTGAAACCCTAACGGTGCCGGGACGCAACGGTGATCTGACAATTCGCGATGAAGGATTCAAGACAGTAAACCAGACATATGATGCATACATCGTGGATGATTTCATGATGAATTTCTCGGCAATGGCAAATTATTTGCAGAGCATGCGCGGGAATCAGAGATTGGAAGATTCATACCATCTGGATGAATTTCGAATGGCCACGTTTGCAGGTCCGATTGATCCGCAAACGGTTATGGATGAGGCGGGGAAATTCACACTCACATTCAAATGCCAGCCGCAGAGATATTTAAAAATCGGAGAACAGGCAACGGTGATCGGGGCAGGCGTAACAAAGAACCTGCGCAATCCGTCATTGATGGAGGCGTTGCCACTGATCCGCGTAACCGGGAACGGGACATTCACGATCAACGGGGATTCCGTGACCGTTGCGAACAGCACCAGCACAATCACCATCGATTCAGATTTGCAGGATTGCTATGAAGGAACCACAAACCGAAATCAGAATGTGACATTCTCCGCGGGTGTTTATCCGGCATTGAAAGCCGGGAACAACATCATTGTTGTGCCTGCTGGCATGACCGTTTCGATAATTCCGAGGTGGTGGAAATTATGATCCCGAAACTGATGGATAATACAAAACCGTTATCCGAATTGGTGGCAGATACATCCGAGGGATTAGGACGGTTGAATGAATGCACATCGGCCAAGGTAACAGAAGAACGCAACGGCGCATATACATTGCAGTTCACTCTGCCAATCACGGCCAGACATTACGCAGAGATAGCGAATAACGCGATTGTACAGGCGAAACCGAATCCATTTGATAATCCGCAGCTGTTCCGCGTTTTCAAATCTACAAAGCCGCTGAATGGCCTTGTAACGTATTCATGCAATCACATTTCCTATGATCTCAATAAAACATCCGTTCTGCCGTTTCAGGCGGTCAATATTGGGGATGCAATAGCCGCATTGAAGTTAAACATGATCGGCGGTGCATCGTTCAATTTCTTGACAGATAAATCAACGGCCGGAGTATTCGAAAATAAAATCCCGCAGAGCGCACGCGCTTTGATGGGAGGTCAAGAAGGATCATTGCTTGATGTTTACGGCGGCGAATATCAATTTGACAATCTGAATGTTTACCTGCGCGCAAGCCGTGGAACATCAACCGGAATGATGATTGCATACGGTAAAAACCTGACCGACATAAACCAAGAGGAAAACATTGATGCCATGTTCACGGCGGTTTTACCATATGTAAAAATGAGCGAAAAAGATGCTGCCGTTGCCGGTGATCTGATCACGATGATCCAATCCGACAACCCGCGCATCCTGAATCTTGATCTTTCGGATCGGTTCGAACAAGCCGAAATGGCATCGAAAACGGTGGAGCAGATTAAAGCATTAGTGGATCAGCAGGCGGCGGCATACGTCCAGTTGAATCAGGCCGAGTTGACCACGCCGAATATCAATATCAAGGTTTCTTTCGTGAATCTTCCAGATACGGAGGAATACAAAAGCATCGCCGCCCTGGAACAGGTCCGGCTGTGCGATACGGTAACGGTACGATTCCAAAAATTAGGCATAAATGGTTCCGCAAAGGTCATTAAAACTGTGTATGACGTTTTACGGAATCGGTATGAATCAATTCAACTCGGAGACGTTGCATCCGGCCTTGCGCAAACGGTATCAAATATCATTACAACATCGAAAGTACAAACAACGCAGCAGAAAAAATTTGTATCCGGCGCGATCGAAAAGGCCACGGCGTTAATATCCGGTGGCCTTGGTGGCTATGTTGTGATGGGGCTGAATGAAGACGGGCACCCGGAGGAAATCCTGATCATGGACACGTCGGATAAAACAACGGCGCATAACGTTCTCCGGATGAATCAGGCCGGCATTGGATTCAGTGTGAACGGCTATGATGGACCGTTTGAAACCGCGTGGACAATTGATGGATCCTTTGTCGCCGATTTCATCAAAACCGGCACACTCGACGCGGACACGGTCAACGTGGACAACATCAACGCGAGCAATCTGACCCGCGGAACGTTGGACAATGCCAGGGCAGGCGGCGAAACGCAATCCGATATCACGGTTGTGAATTGGGACGGGCAGCTGTGCCATTTTGAATGGGAAAACGGGATCGGCGCGAAGTATTGGCTGGAACAATCAACATATTGGAAACAGATATACGAGGATGCAGGAGGAGATTACCAACGTGGTTAGTAAAGTTTTGATCAACGGGTCCGAATTTGATTGTTGGGGCGTGTCCAATCATGACATTTCGCTCCACATTCTGATCCGTCAGCAGGAAGGATATAACGCTGATGATGTGATCGCTGCGGTGAAAGCCGGAGACGATCCGATCCGCGTTTTTAACAAAGCGGGTGCTCTCGTTTATGTGTTCGAAAGGTTCACCCAGGTGGAAAAAATCATGGTGGATTATGGATATAAATTCACGCCGACAGATACGGGAATTGCAATCCAAATTGTGATCGGTCGGGGGAAAGTCACTCCGGACGACATCACAGATCTGCAGATGGCGGTCGCTGAGCTGGCGGAGCTGATCGGAGGAGGCGAGAGCAATGGTTAAGTTGTTTGTCTCACTAATCAAAAAAGGAAAAATGACACTAAATGAAGTGCCGGTCAAATGGCGCGAATCTGTTAGAAAGGAACTTGAAAAATGAGCGTTTCAAGAGAATTTGATCTGATTATCAACGCGGGTACAACGTCTCCGCTGATTATCAATGCAAATCAGAACGACTCCGGGGAGACTTGGAAGTTCAACCTTTTTCAGGACGATGGTACTAAAGTCGTACCGACAGCCGGGCAGATCGTTGGTCTGAAATCTGACGGCCATGCTATCGTGCGTGCTGGCACTGTAAACAGTTCCGGACAGGTTGTGATCACAGAGACTGCACAGATGACTGCAGCCCCCGGCGCGAATGTTTATGAAATCGTTTTTGACAGCGTACACGGAACCGCGAATTTTATTCTGTACGTGGAGAAATCGCCGGTGGATGACGGTGCGGATTTTTCCAAATCCGATATTTCAGCCATTCAGCAGGCAATCGCAATGGCGATTAGTGCGCATACGGTGGCGGCGTTACAGACCGGCCTGCAGAATGAAACCGCGATCCGTGCGGCGGCGGATGCCGCTCTGCGGAAGGCAATCGATGATGCCGCTATTGTTCCGGCAGGGTCAACCGTTGTTGTTGATGATTCGCTTTCAATCGAAGGAGCGGCGGCTGATGCGAAGGTTACAGGTGATGCGGTTACTGACTTAAAGAGCGCATTAGCGCCGAATAACTCATTTGATTTAATCCCAGAAAATGTCAACGGTGACGGGAACGGGACAGATAAAGGCGTTACTTATACGTTTTATGGGAAGAATAGTTGCGTGTTATCCAACAAAGCAACCGCTCTTTCGTCACGCAAAATACTAATATATGTGTCTGGTGTTCTTCCTGCTGGTATGGAAGTAGGAAAAAGTTATATCATAAAAGTTTCTGGGTGCGATAATAATGCTTTCATTCGGTTTTACTTTATGAACGGTGCAAACCCCATAAGCGGCCATAACTATAAGATAACTGAAACGACAACGGTAACAGTCCCATCAAATGCTAACGGCATTCTTATGCGCCTTGAAGTTGCAAATGGGACGGACTTTACAGGGAATCCCAGGACGATAACATATAAAATTCTTACTACGTCCACATTACAAGAGGCATGGGGGAAAATTAGCACTAATATCACCAACATAAATTCGCTCTTGCCATTGCTATCAACCGCAATAGTTGAAAAAAGTGCGCCTGAATCAAATGCTAATTTAAATGATTTGACGGGAAATGGCGTGTACTTTTTGTCAACTGGAGCAACATATACGAATTATCCGTATCAGAGTCGGTACGCTTGTTGGCTAATTGTTGCTCGTTCTGGAGTCTTAATTCAGCAATTAACTATTCCTTATTTCTTTTCTTCTACTGCGCCAGCATTAGAATTAAAAATTCTGCGGAGAAACTACAACGGCAGTTCTTGGTCAGATTGGAAACCTTTTGCCGGGAATGGAGGAGCAACATATAACAACTATTATGAATACAACACAAATGAAAACACCTACACGGTGACGGCAACGCCTACAATAACAACCGACACAAATAATTATCTCGCGTCTACAGGTGACACTACAGACAGGACAGCCGATATCGTTGCGATGCTGACAAACACTGGAGTCTGCAATCTCGGCCCCGGCGATTTTTATGTAAAAGACCTTGTTATGCCAAATTATAGCGCAATCTGTGGGAGTGGCGCGGCAACGAAGATCATCATGTCTGAAATCGCAGACGGGTGCGCCATACAGATGAAAAAATACTGTACTGTCCAAGACTTGCAAATATGGGGGAGCGCAAGCGCCATAACAAGGCCGTCCGTTGTAGGCGGGAGGCACGGAATTCTGTGGGCAGGAACGTGGGCGCAGGACGAAACCGTTGCAAATCAGCCGGAAGAAGGCTTTGTAAAGAACATCTGGATTAAACACTTTACAGGCGGTGGTATAACTTGCTACAACACGGGGTTTGCCACATACTTCGCGCTTGAAGTTACCAACGCATACATAGAAAACTGCGGGGCTGGTATTAACATATCCTACTGGAGCGAGTTCCACAAGTTTACGAATGTGCGAACCCCGGCATGCCTTTATGGATGTATCAACAATGGCGGAAATAATGTCTTTGTCAACTGCGACTTTTCGACCTGTACACACGGTCTACTGATGGATAACTCCTCAAATCAGTCACCAAACAACTCACACGGGACAATGGTTGGGTGTGTATTTAATCACACCGACAGCAACACGGGTATAGGCATAAAAGTTCTAAATTGCGACAACGGGTTCGTTTTTGATGGTTGCCAGATATTCTATTCACAGATCGACATTGAGGATTCTGATGGGATAGTTGTCAGCAACTGCAATTTCGGTAACCAAAACACAAATATTACCGTTGATGGAGGAGGCTCTGTTTTGTTTGCAAACAATATGCACCAAGCGGCTCCCATTATCGCCATAACTGACAACGAAAATGTGCATTTTGTAAACTGCTACAATCGCACTACAGGCGCGTTGATTGAACCGTGATGATAGTTTAAATAACACTTTAAATCAGCAAAGTTTCAAGTAAAACGTAGGGGTTTCAAGTAACCAACGAAAGCAAGTTACAGGCAAATCAAAAAACCGCATGGTTATGCGGCATTTGCAGGTTTCAACTAAAGTACAAGACGAGACGAGCAAATTAAAAGCAAAATGCCATACTGTTAAAGAATCACGGTGATGGAATAGATAGACATATATCTGATTGGGTGTCGTGAAGATCAGAGAGAAAGCGACCGGTGCACACCATGTAGGGTGCAAATCCCTGCCCGTGATACTTATTAGATCGAAAGATTAGGAGAAGGCTGTCCGGGAAGGGCGGCCTTCTTCGTTTAGCAGGTGATAAGCCTGCTTGTTTATGAAAGGGGGACATGATCATGGCGATGCTGAAAACTCCGGAGACATTCTTCGAAGAGTACAACGGAAAAAGAATCGATGATGACGGCGCTTATGGTGTCCAATGCGTTGATGGGTTCCGACGAGGATGCAAATATCTCGGCATTCCCGTGCTTGCGACTCCCAACGATTGGGCAGATGGTTACTGGACGTGTCTGAACGCTGACGGAACGCCATCGCAAAAGACAGCAGACTGGCAGGAAAAGTATTTTGATAAGATCCGTGATCCGAAACAATTCAAAGATGGCGACTGGGTAATCTGGCCGCGCGGATCGGTAAGCCATCCGAGCAGTCATGTCGCGATGTATTACAAAGGGCAACAGTTCGGCGAGCGACAATATGAAGACGCTCGGCAATTCTGCCTGAAGCCAACAGATTTCTCTGATGCACTTGGAGCACTCCGACCGAAGGCATGGGGACGCATTTCGGAGTTTGAGTCGGATCTTACCATCAACGGGCATCTCTATCATTTGTATGGCCAGGCAGACGGGCTGACAACTGCCGTTTTATCTCCAGGGCTGAACAAGGTGGCAATGATCCAGGATCTTGATTGTGATTACTGGGTATATGCGAAAATCACCGGATGCAACCTCTACCAGATGAACAAGGACAACCCGGACGGGCAGCCGTATGGAATGACATTCGGAGATATCAGTTCTCCGATCAGCAAGGTTTATCAGAATCTTCCAGGGCAGGACAGCACCATGTTCTTCGATTTGGAGACTG